GGCGTCGCCTCTAGGTCGTAACGACGGAGCATGCGCTGCGCCATCTCGAAGGCGAGGCGCTCGCGTTCGTCGTACCCCATCCAGACGCTAAACATTCACGCCCTCGCCTCCGCCCGCATGTCGCGGCAGGGTTTGTGGAACTTCGGCTCCTTGAATCGTACCGAAGAAAAGCCTGCCGCGATGAGTTCGCCGCGGAGTTCTGCCTCGGACCATCCCCATCGATGACACATCAACGGGTTCTCGTAGTTGGGATCGCCGAAGAGGCCCCAGAGCCCGAGCCGCGGCGGATCGAAGCGCAGTACGGCACGGCAGCACTTCATGAGGTCGGGGAGCTCAAGGACGAGTATGCCGCCCGGCTTCAGCACGCGCCGCCACTCCGCGAGCGAGGCCGGCGCCTCCCACCGATGCAGATGCTCGAGCAGGTGAATCGCGATGATCTCATCGGCATAAGCGTCCGGCAGCGGCAGCGCGCGCACATCGGCCTGAATGTCTGGTGGCGGCTCCGGCGCGAGGTCAACGTTGAGGTAGCCCTCCAGCCGTCGGCGTCCGGCGCCGAGGTTTAGTCGGACAGCTGCTGTCGGATGAAGGTCCATGCCTCCGCCGCCTCCGTCGGGTTGTACTGGAACCATGCGAGTGCCTCCAGAAACGCCTGCCGCTCCGCGCGCGAAGGCGCCGGATTGCCCTCGTAGAGCGCGAACGCAGCACCATCGTCGCATTCGACCGGCACGCCAGCGATGCAGGCGTCGATCGCGGTGTTCGAGTGCGCGCAGACGAGGAGCGAGGCGCCGCGGAGTGCGTCTTCAATGGTGCCTAGGGCGAAGCCCAAGCCGCCCAGAGGCGATTCCGTCCGCTTGGGGCGGTAGAGGATGCGCCGGTCATGGAATCGCTTTCTGAGCGATTCCAGCCGCTTCCGCTCCCACTGCTGCGGCCCCCAGCCCTGCAAGCGGCGCTGCTTTGCGCCCATCCCGCAGAGGATGACCGGCCCTGCTGCGTCGAAATCCTCGCGGAGCGCGATACCAGTCGCCGCCAACCGCGCCGGCGGCGCCTTGCCGAGCATCGCTTTCACGCGCCGGTGCGGGTGATCGTCGTCGATCGTCAGGCGCATACCAAAACGCAGCGGTTCCTCGCGGTTCCAGTAGCCGAGATCCCAGCCGATGACGTGCCCGCCTTTGGCTCGGTGGTCCTCGATCCACGGGCGGCGGTGCGGATGTCCGAGGCCGTAGCTCATGAGGTAGCGCGACGCCTTCGACCACTTCTTCGTGACGTAGGGCGTGATGCCTGCGGCAGGCGCAGCCTCGATCATCGCGCGCAGCATCTTCTCGCCGCGTTTGGCTGTGGAATCGCAGAACAGTATTTCGCAATCCTTCACGCGGCCTCCAAAAAGCCGCGCAGAGCCGCGGCCGCATCCTCGAGCCGATATGCCTTCTCGCGAAACCGTTCCGAAATCTCGGCGCGCACGTCGCGCTCGGCCATCCAGTCCAGAGCGAGCCTGAACTCGGTCAGCGATTCCGCCCAGAACTCGCGACCGCAGGCGTTTTCGAGATAGCCGCTCTCGCGCTGTCCGATGAATGGAGTACCTGTTCCGTGCGCGTTCGCTAACTTCACATGGGATTTGAAGTGCCGTGTCGCATAGCTCGACCATTCGCCGCCACGGAAGGCTACGACGACGTCGATGTCTGCGAGCTCCGCGGGATTGCAGACGAACTCGATGCCGCGCCGATAGCACTCGCGACGCAGCGATTCCTCCCAGCACGCAAGGTAACGGGTGTGGCCCTCGTAACCGACGCTGGTGATCCGATCGCGAATCGGATTGATCGCCGCGCGCGGCCGGCAGTGGTGGGGGATGACGACGCTTTTGATGCGGTGGAACGGATCGCAGTCGTCGCGCATGCGCTCGGTCGGCCAGATGACGCCGTGCGGTTTCAGATGCACGAGCGTTTCGCGAACCCAGAGAATCGCGCGGTCGCGGTCCCACGAAGAAGATTCAGGCTGCGGGAAAAAATCCACGCAATCGAAGAACCATGGCACCTTCGACGCCCGAATCCGCACGAGCAAATCCGCAGGAACGCGCTTGACGACGACGACCGCATCGAACCCGCTGAAGTCCTGCATTTTCGGCTGCACATGCGCGCCGATCGCGCCTCCAAGTTGAAGGCCCCTCATTTCCCAACTACCAGCACCCCCACGTCCGGTGACGGCGATCTTCACTTCCGCACCCCGAACCCGAACGACTCCGCGCGCGCTAGGTACGGATGCCCGCCTTTCTTCACGACGGGAATCTTCTCATCTGGCGCGTAAAGGCGATCGGCCGCATACGCAAGCTCAATCCACTCGACGTTTGGAAACAGCATCGGAATACCGGCCGGGAGCACGCGGAAGTAGTCGTCGGGATACGAATGCCGACGCCATACCCACGGGATCGCCACGAAGATCGTGCCGCCAGGGATGAGCATGCGCTCGAGGTTCGCCGCGAGGAGCCACGGCCGACGCGAGTGCTCCAGCACCGACAGGCATTCGATGTGCGCGAACGTTCCGACATCCTCGGCTTCGAGATCGGCAACGCGGTCGACACCTGGCCCCGGCTGCATGTCGACGCCGATGACGTCGCGGTAACGCGCGCGCCGGTCCTCCTTGCCTTCGACGACGAACGAGCCGGCGATCAGCGTCGGTCCATCAGCGGGCCGAAAGCGCGCCTCGAATTCCTCTTGCGGTGTCATTTCGCCCCCTGCAGCAGTCGCTCGAACGGCACTCCGCGTTCGATCTCTGACAAGTCCCACTGCGCCCAAGCGAGACGCTCGAACATCGCGAGCCGCCCCTCTTCGGTGTTGTCCTGCTCTGCGATCCAGCCGGGCAAAAACGAGCGCACCGGGACTCCCCAGAGTAACGCGCGAGCCGCTGCGCCGCTTGCCCATGTCAGCACCTGCCCGCAGTCCGCGAGATCGCGTTCGAGCTCGACGCAGGGGCCAGTGCCGGGATGAACGCGCACACGCGCGCCGCGGTACTCGGCACGCACGCGCTGAATCCAGTCGCTCGGCATTTTGATGCGCTCTGGACCAATCCCGCGCTGCGGCAGGATCAAGGTTTCAGGGTAGCGCTCTTGATCGCGGCGGAACGGTCGCAGTATGACGTTTAGGCGGCGCCAGCGATCGGCATCGCCGACGTCGAAATACTCGGGTCCTGCGAGGTTGTGATAGCTGCGCGTGATCGTGTACCAACGCCGGCCCGCGAACTCGTTGCCCCACGTCGCATTTTCCGCGACAAGCACGCGCGCGCCAGCTTTCTCGAAGATTCCAGCGATTCGGTGCACGTCGCCGATGCGATTCCACGTAACGAGCACGTCTTGCGCCGTCGGACAGTCAGGAAAGCCCTCATTGACGATGTAGCCGAGCCGCTCAAGCCCCGCGCGGAAGGCGCGGCGGCGCTCGGGGACCGTGAAACGGAGGTTCAGCCAGGCTCGCATGGAAATGCCGTCAGCGCCGATCCCCGCGTGCGATTGACCACGCGGACCCTGCCATTAGCGTGCCGCCATTGTGCGAACTGCTCGTCGAAGATCTTGAAACGCTCCGGCGTCGGATTGCGCAGCGGAGCTTCGTGCGGCGCATGGAAATGGCCGCCGCGGTTATCGAAGCCATAGAGGTCGATCTCATCGGCGCCGAGCAGCTTCGCGACTTCGATTCCTAGGAGGCCGCTGCTCGAACCCATCGGAAGCTGCGGCGACTGCACGACCTCGACGTCGTCGCGGTAGTCGACCTTGTGCAGGCAGAACTTCCGGCCGGCGAACGCCTCGCCGCCATACTTGCGCCACCACGCTTTGTCGCACGCGGCGAGCGCAACGGCCCACGGGGCGAGCTCGTAGGCACGATTGACGGCCACCGTCGGCAGATGCCGCGCGGACGCCGCGATCTCGCGCGTCAAGGATGCTCCGGGCGCGAGCACGGCGAACTTCATCCGTCGTTGCGTCCCGCGGAGCAAGGCAGCGTCAAATACTCGATGCCGCTATCGGGATCGGCGAGCACGCCCTGAATGTTGTAGATCGCGGCGCCGTGCAGCAGGCGCATGCTCGCGACGACGTCGGCGCGAAAACGGATCGTGACGCGCGTCGAAATCTCGGAGCCCATCTGCTGCGCCGCCATGAACTCCTTTGCGCTGAGCGGCTCGATCGCAGCCCAGACCGTGTCGACCGTCTGCCACGCGATGACGGTCTCGCCCGATGTATCGATCGTCGATACCTGGCGCTGGATCTCGACGCGATGGCGCAGCCGGCCTGCCGCGATGCTCATGCGATCGTGGATTTGCGCAGTGGTGCGAGGAGTGCCGTCGACGTGCGGCACAGCACGTAGCCATAGCCAGCATCGGGCGGCACCGCGTTGTCGCCATCGCCTTCGCGGAACCGATACTGCGAAGCGATCTCGACGAGCGCCGCGCCGCGGACCGCGGGATTGATGATAGGCCCCGACGAATCTTCATCGGGAATGGGATCGCCCGAGGAATCGAGAATCGGGTTTCCGAAGATGTCGAGCAGCGGCACGTACAACCGCCAGCTGTCCTTGAGCCAGCTCGCGATGGCCTGCGAGATAATCGGAATCCACAACGCGAGCCACGCGTCGTCGGCGTTGCCGTCAATGCGCAGCTGCGCGCGCGCTTCGTCGGCCGTGATGAGGTCAACCATTTGCGGTCGCCAGCTTTACCGGCGGCGCGGGACCGAGATCGCGGCCTGCGCGCCCGTCGGTGCCGTCCCGGCCCTTGCGCGCGAAAAGGCGCCAATCCAACGCATTCTCGGCGCACGGCTTCTCGCTCGTATCCTTGAGGGCGATCCACGCGTTCCCGCCGTGAGTCATGATGTCGCCGGCTTCGGCGGCCATTCCGTCGCGCCAGTAGCCCTTGTCGAGCGGGACGGGCAGCTTGTAGGCCTTGGCCACAGAGCCGCCGCGCGCCTTCACCGAGATCGTGCGGTGCCCGTCATAGTCGAACTCGACATCGGAAAGATCGGCACCGTCCTTTCCGGGCGCGCCGTCACGGCCGGTCACGATGCCGAGCTTGATCGCCTCGCCCTTGGTCGTCGTCACGATGAGATGCCCGTCGCGGTCGATCATCGCGCCCGCGAGGCCGACGCCATCGGCGCCCGGATCGCCCTTGATGCTGTCGCCTTTCTGCCCCGGCTCGCCGGGCTTGCCGTCGATGCCGTGCTTCACGGGATTCGCCTCAAAGTGCTTGGCGACGGATTCGGTGACCTGCAGGTTCGTGAGGATGCGAAGCTCTTCGCTGGCGAGAAGTTCCGCGACGACGTCCTTGATCTCGACGAGGGGCGCGTCTTCACCCTTTGGACCCATCTCGCCGCGCTCGCCTTTCTCCGGCTGCCTCGCCTCGAGATCGGCAATGCGTTTCAGCAAAGGCGCGGTGGCGTCCTTGATGAGCTGTCCCATGGCCTTGCCGAACTCGTCCGGATCGATCGTGACCATGGCGCCCGCTGTCATTGCAATGCCTCCGCTCGGGCGGCATCCACTGCCGCGCGTGTCGCCAGTTTGGCCTCCATCTTACCGACATATTCGAGCAGCGCGCGAGTTTCCGCGGCGGCAGCCGGGTCCGGCGGTGCATCCGCGGGTGGATTCGCCGGCGTTGGCGGCGGCGCCGATGGATTGGTTCTGTTGATGTATGCAGGATCGGCGAGCACGCCGAGCGGCTTGTCCTGATCCTGACCCCAGAGCGTGTCGCCGCCGCCGGTGGGCACGAGGTTGAATCGCCGGCGCGCTTCGTCTGGCGTCTTGATCTTGCCCGCCACTAGCGCGGATTCTACTTCCGTCTGCTTCGACATATCCATCCGCAGCAGCGGCTCCGTGTCCATCCAGATACCGAGGTTGCTCGTCGCGGGGATGCCAAGCCCGAGCTCGAGCAAGTCCTCCATCGCCTCCATGTCGCTCTGAAGACCGAGCGAGAAATAGGTGTTCATGACGTCGTCGACCTTGAGGCCGGCCGGAATCTCGCCGACGCCGACGATGTAGGGCGGAATCCCGAAGGGCTGGCAGATCTGCCGATCGCTGTATTGCATCTGTTCGACGAGCTGCGAGTCCGCGCCCTTCATCGCGAACGACGTGAACTTCATGTCGGCGCCGATGACCGCGACCTTGCCTGCATTGGCGCCCGAGTAAGCGGTCGCCCAATACTCGCGCACGCGTGTTGCATCGTCTTCGTTCATGCCTGCCGGAGCGGTCAGGATGCCGCCCGGGTTCGCATTGTTCGCGAAGAACTCGGCGCTGCTCTGCAGAATGCGAAGGTTCTTCACCGCCGGCCAGTAGGCCGCGCAGAGCGGCGGCACGCCGACGAGCGGATGATGCACGGGCATGCAGCGGTCATGAATAATTTCGCTCGCCGGCACGAGCAGGCCATCGACCGGATAGTCGAGCGGCAGCGATTGCAATGGGTCGACGTTGAGCTGATAGTAGATGTCGCCGGACGCCGTGACCTTCGGCTGCACGCGGCAGGGGTCCAACACGTAGAGTTCCGTCACGACATTGCGCTCGTCGCGACGCTTCAGCACGTAGGTATTGCCCTGTGTCACCTTCGAGATGATCCACGCCTCGCGGAACTGCTGAGCCGTCTGCCAGCCGTTCGGCTTACGCAGCACGGGTGAGTACGCTGGATTCTGCGTCTCGACCCAGATGCCGTTCGCATCCTTGGCCTTTAGGCAGAACGGCATTTTCCCGATATCGCTGGAGCGGCGCATGATGCACGCATACAGCG